ATAAGAAAGAAGATCTAATGGGTTTGGAGCAAGAGATACAATCTGTCTGTTTCCAATATCTAGATCTGGGTTATAGAAGTTAACTCTACCTTCTTCAGAAGTAAAGTCTGCCCTGTATAAATTGAACTTAAGGTCTTCTAACTGACTTGGATCCCATGTAGCACCGTTCTGTGACTTGAATAGTGAACCAAGTAGTGGCTGAGATGATACAATTATCTTCTCAGAATCTGCAGAGTTAACTGTTGTTACATCTTCTTCACCCATTCTGGAAATAAAGACATAGTATTCATTGGATGCAGATAGAAGAACTAAACAATATTCACCACCACCCTCACAATAAACAGGAGAAGGGAAGGTAAATGTTGTTGCCTTTGAACCATCTTCAGATAGAACAACTTCATCGGGGTCAAGAATACACTCACCGAAAGGTAAGATTTCCTGAGTAGGTAAACCAGTTTGTAGTGTTCTTACTTGAAGTGTAACAGGTAATTGGTTTGTATCTTTTGCTCGGAAGTAAACATCACATTTAGTAAGGAATACTCCATTGATGTCTGGTATTTCAAATGATTGTGCAAGAGGGTCAACCCATCTTGTCTGAGTAGTAGATCTGTTAGAGAATGTAGTTCCTACAGTTAATCTCTTACTTGTATCTGAAAGAGTCCTATCTTCAGATGAAGGAATTCTTTGAACATCCGCATTTCTCATCCTCAATGTAGAGGCTTCTACAGTTTGTAGTGTACCAGATGAAGTAAAGTTCGCTTCACCAGAACTATCTGTAAATCCAGAGATAGTAGCATTAACAGCACTAGTAGATAGAGTAAATGTCTTAGTACCAGTGTTGAATGTAGGAGCAGAAGGAACCGTTGGGTCGGGTAAGAATAGAGATCCAATAAGTGTTCCTGACTTATCAGTAATAAGTCTAATTGCAGATACAGTAGCAATAGCACCACTAGATTGTCCAACTAGTTTCATACCAGTGGTTATGTACCCATAGAATCCAGATGCAGACTGAAGTTCTAGAGATGCAGTATCAACGTTCAATAATGAAGTTGTTGATGAATATGTGGAAGAAATACTTGAAGCTGGTTCATATGGGTTCTGTTTATAAACCTGATCTGGATTATTGTATGGACCATACTTATGATTCTGATTTGCTAACCTGAATCTAATTGCATCAGTATTTGAATTTGGACGACTTCCTTCTACAACTTCACCAGCACCAAATGTACCACTAACCATTGTAATTTCTACAAGTTTAGGTACGACATACTTCTGCATGTCAATGTTATCAAAGAATGGATAAAGTCTTGTATTAGGCTTAAGTCTCCTAGTAACAAACTCAATATTCCTTGATCGCATTGTAGCGATAACTTCAGTATTAACTACCTTATCACCGAGACTTGTAGTATCGAATCTTTCTCCAACTCTAAACTGAATACCTTGTCTAGTTTGGTTAGTTGTAGTTGTAGTTGTTTGCTCTTTGAAATCAGTCTTAGCATCTTGATAATTCTTTGTTGTAGTAACAGGAATACCCTTTCCGCAAACATACTTACCACGTACTGTTGATGTACCTGTAAGAGTTGTTTTTGTTTGACTGTATAGTGATGGGCCCATTGTGGAACTTTGCCCAGTCCAAGTGGTTTCCCATGATCCCCAATCAACAGGTGAGAGTCCAGTGTTACTATCTGCACCAGTCATTCCCATTGAGGAGTTATAACTACCCTCAATGTCATATGTTGCAGAAGTTCTTCTTGTTTCAATCCATGTGTCTGTGCCAGGATTAAGTTCAACTTGTCCAATCCAGTTGACAACAGCAAATGGGTTTACGTTCTCAATTCTTGTTGCAAATTTGTTCTCAAGATAAACAGTATCGTTGTAGTTTAGACATACAACATCACCTATTCTCTTGACATTATTATCACCTAAATCTTGTGCAAATCTATAGTCTGCAGATGGATTTGAAGATGTTGCAGCACCAACAATAGCTTCAGATCCTAGTAATAGGTCAATAGAAGTTGTATAGTGTTGTGGTCTCAATCTTCCATCAACAGGATCGATAGAAGCCTTATATTGACTATTAGTTACATCACCAGAACTTACTGACTTAAAGTTATCTACAAAGAATCCAGACTTAAATCTGTCAAGATTGGTTTGTGGATCTTTAAGATTCATTCCACTAGTTTCCACTTCTAGAAGTGAAAGTGAAGTATAATATTCTACATTCTTCAACCTATTCTCAATCTGGTTGATATCCTTCATCCTATATCTCTTATGCTTCGCAAAAGTCATATTGACTTCTCTAGTATCATAAAGATATGGAGGAAGATGAATTGTAGCAACTTCTAATGCATTATCAAGAGTATTTGGTAGTTTTGGCCAATCTGATGGAACACCTTGAGATAAAGTAAACTGTCCTTCTTTACTCAAGAATAGTTTATCAATTCTACCAAGATAATAGTTATATGAAAGATTAAATGACTTGTCCTTCGCTAAAACATGTGAAGAAGATGATGTGCCTGGAAGGAATTGTCTTGCTTCAAATTCCCAAGGAGATCTGCCAGGAACCGTTGTAGTAACTCTTGGTCTTAGGTCAATAATATCTGAACCGTATCTTCCACCAACAAGAGGTAGAGAATCCTTATATAAATCAGAATCATAACTGTTAACAGTTACAAAATCGCCAGGGTCAGATCCATCAATTACAAAGTTATTATAGACAATAGTTAGTTTCCTAGTAGGAGCTTCTGTTCCCTCCTTTCTTTGAAGAGCAGAAAAATCAACATAATCCAATCTTTGGCCAGGATCGAACTGATAGTTATTTCTAATATCTCTATCGCCAGGAATGAATGTTTGAACTGTTCCTTGAACATTAGTCTCTTCAAATAGAACCTCTTCACCCACTTCAAATGAATTCTCATTCTGATAAACGAAACTTACCTCATCAGATCCATTTGTAGTTACAAATACAGCAGATGCACCAGAAGTCTTTCCAACTATAGTTTCACCCTGTATTGCATTTAAAATATTAGAGTTTAAACTAGTTAATTGTAGGATAGGAAATTGGGGATCGGAAGTAGTTGAAGATTCTAATACTGCAAGAACATAAGCAACATCACACACACCAAGAGATATCCTACTATCTTGAACTCTATTACCATATGTTGTGTCATAAGTAAGTCCATCATCATTTTTCAATAATCCAGTACCAGACTGGGTGTTGTTTGATTTACTAATTGTATATGTTGTCGCCCTTTTGAATACTTTAGTTTTTGGTTTTACATTTACCTTCTTCCAAGTAACTGTCAATACTGCAGCACCTGAAGCACTATCCAATCCAGATAGTGTAATTGTTCTACCACTAACTGTAAGTTTCTGATTAGTTAGACTCTCTACCTTACCAGTAGTCTTATATGTTACGTTGTAATCTTCTTCATCAAATGGTTCTAAAGTTAGATCAGCATCAGTTTCTAAAGTTCCACTGTAGGCATTACTTGCAACTGTGATGTTGTATGATTTCTTGAATACAATATTAGCACCATTCAGATCAACAGAAGCAACATTATTGTAAGTTAAATCACTGAATAAGAATGCCTTATTATTATTCTTTACTTCCAAAGTAACTTTATACAGATCGTTAACTGATATATCAGCTGCTGGAAGATCCCCAGAACAGACATTTTCAACGTCTACAGTAGCTTCAAGACTTATTGCTATTGGAGTTACGCCAGTGACAGCACTGTAAGTTGGTACAGAGTTACCAGAAATACTATAACTGATAATATCTCCAGTTTTAATACCAGAATTGACAAAGTTAGCACTTGGAGAAGTTATAGTTGATGCAGCACCAGATTTAGCACTGACTGTATATTGAGTAGATTGTGGAGCAAGTAAATGACCAAGATTTAAGATAGGATCTGCACTAAACTTATAATTAGTTGGATCATTTCCTACTAACTGTTTAACATCTTCCATTCCATAATCTTCTACTTCAGTAATACTTCTAGAAGCAGATTTACCATTAATATAAATCTCTTCACCCTTTTGGAATGTACCAGAAACCTGATAGAGAGTTATCTGTGTGGAATTATTAGCAGAGGTATATGCATACCCAACTGCATTACTATTCTGTCCCTCAACGTATGCTGGAAGGTTTACATATGTTCCAGTGTTTAATTGGAGGTATGTGAATGTTTGAATATCATAGAGAGATGATTCAAACATTGTAGAAGAATCGGCATAACCAACATTCTTCAACTTCATGTCATATACTCTAGCAACACCAACTTGGGTTCCATTTGCAGTACCAACAGTCGATGTTCTCTTATTGTAGAGTTTTACATAAGAATCTGTACTGATTCCAATGGGAGGAGAACCATAAACGTTATTAAGTTCTACCTGTCTACCAACACTAAATGGAAGAGATTCATTCTCAATCCTCTTTGTTGTTCTTGGTTTAGGAACATCAACAGTTGTAGTATTAAGAGTTTCTATTTCATAACCACGAACATATGCCTTTCCTGGCCCAATCGACAGACACATAAAGTCGTCTGAAGGATTGTTTCCTTGTTGTGTTAATTGAGTTGAGTAATATGCACCATCGTTTCCAATCCTATTGTTTAACTGTTCTTTAGAGACAATTGGAAATGGTTTGATATAATAATGACCAGATTCATCATAAGTTCTTCTTGCTAACTCATCTTTAATTAAATTATAGTTATCTGTTCCTGCCTTAATGAATTTCTGTAGAACACCGTCTACAACTCTCATTAATTCAATGAAGTTCTCATCATTTAAGTCTGTTAATGACTTCTTGATTAAAGTGGTAGAAATCTTAAGTCTGTCGGCACCAGGCGCAGCAAAGTTAGAGAATCCCCTTGCATTATCGTAAAGATCCTCATCACTTGAAGATGCAGTTACCAATTCTTCTTTAATCAATAAACCAACTCTATATGATGGTTTATTGGTATATTGATCCAAAATAACTGTAGAATCGTCAACAGTTACAAAGAATCCTCTTATGAAATATACACCATTGGCAATTTTTGCTGCGGAACCAGTTGCGGTTGCAGTAGAAATAATGGATGTAGCAAAACTAGCACCAGATCTAATACTGGAAAGAGAATAGTTCATATCCTCTTCTAAAAGAAGATTTTCACCATCTGCAAAAGTCTTTCTAGAGAAATCCGTATCACTAGAACTTTGATATTTAACGTAAAGAGTATATGCTCCTTTTGTCGATGTCCTATTGTCAATATACTTTTCTACTTTAGCGGTTACACCACTAGTTTCGCCTTTAATCTTTTTACCTACCAAATTCTCCAAATATAGAGAAACTGGAATACCTAAATGACTGTCATCGATCTGAACACAAGTGTACTCAGGATCATAAGCAATCTGGCCAGGGATAACAACAGATCCCTCTTTAAAGAAATGCTTACCAAACTTTTCTACCTGATTCTGCAGTATGGACTGCAAGGTAGTAAGTTCCCTAGACTGGACAGGTAAACCTGGCTTGAATAGTACCCTCTGATAATTCTTTAGATCATTAAAGTCATCAAAATAAGGAGATGAGTTTAAGTTGGTATTTTGTGGCATTTTTCTTTAAAACTCCAGTACTATCTTGATGTCTTCCTTCTGCGATGCAGAACGAGGAATAGCGGTTCTGTTATCAATATAGATGATTTCACCTGACTTAGTATTAAACTCAGCCGAAGATATACCAGAACTGAAACTCATTCCAAGTTGGTACGTCTTATTATTTATTGAGGTACTAACACCATTGTAGGCAGTATCAACAGAGAGAAGTGAACCCGTAACTGAAGATCCATTAATAGTTACTCCATATCCTGCATTAGGTGTTGATGTAAATGGAACGATCTTATATCCAGTTGCACTAGAAGCAAGACCCATTGGTTGATAGTATTTCAACACTCCAGTTACTTTATCCCAAGATGCCACATATCCAATTGCAGTTGATCCAACACCAACCGTCTGGGTAATTTCAGAGTCTACAGCATATGTTGTTGCTGTAGTAATACCACCAAGTTTCAAAGCTTTTAATCCACTGACCATTGCGGTGTCTAGTAATTCTGTACTACTACCGTATACAGTGGGATTTTTTATTAGTCCAACCCTAGCGAAATCATTACCTTCAATGATGTCTGGGTTAGTTTCTAAAGTTTCAAATCTAGAATAGAGTAGAGCTCTATATGCTCCCAATTCTCTATAGATGTCATATCCATGACCACCTTTAGGTGGAATGATGACATTGAAGTTGGAGATAGATGTTGTTCCTATACCAGTATTGGTTAGGTTTGCAAGAACACCACCACTCTCACTGCCAGGCGCGCCAGGGAAGAATTGAATAGATCCATGAGTATATCCAGTACCTCCATCGGTTACAAATACCTCTGAGACCTTTCCGAATGAATCGACAGTAATGGTTGCCTTTCCTCCAGTACCATCTCCCAAAATAGGAACATTAGCAAATGATGTAGAGATAGGCTGATAGTTTGATCCTCTATCATTAACAACAACGACTTCTATCTTTCCGTCTATAGCATTAGCCTTTGTTGCAACAGTCTCGCCCTGTTTACCCCAGTTTTCGGGCACAGGTATGTATTCAATAGAGTCAAATTTAACGATTTCGGATGGTTTAATCGTATAAAGGTATTTCCAAACATAACCATCGCCACTAGTACCAGCTGCTCTTGGCTCAAGGTCAACAAATGTGGGTTGGTCATACGAAGGCCTTCCCTTTGGATTTTCTGGGTCGGATCCATTTTGCAGACAAATGTAAACTTTCAAGTCTTCATTGACTATGTAGTAATTTGCCTCGTACAAACTCCCCTGACTAGTAATAGGTGTGAGATTGTAGATATTGTAGTCATGCCTGTACATCTCGTAAGTTGTACCAGCAACCCAACTAACCTTTCTGACAAGTCTGCGAACATCCTTATCAGTAACTTTCTTCATCGCAATAATGGATTCTTTAATTCCATATTCTTCCTCAAACCCATCTAAAGGTGAGGGAGTATCAGTTGCCCACGTAGCAGTACCACCCGCTTTAGGTTCAATGGAATTGGGTAATCCCATGAAAGCATAATACTTATTAACAGTAGATCCGACCCCGACAAAACTTTGCACGAAAGTCTCGGCGTTCAGAATCCTGAATTGTTCGGATATAATTGCAGGCATTTTAAAAAACTAGTCCTTTGGTTTATTTAGTGTGGTT